AAAGTTTAGAAACACTAGGGTTTGATGAAGATGAAAGAATATCTATATTTAAAAAGTCTGGACTAAGCTCTAAAGACATATTAGCTATACTAAATGGTAGGTCTAATGATATTAAATATGATCTTACAAAATCTACTTCTGAAGAGTATGAAGAAAACTATGGTGGTAAAGACTACTACCAAGTAAGAAAAGAACTAAGACCTTTAAGAAAAGAAGATCCAGTTAAGTATGAAAAGCTAGTAAGATACGCAAAACAACTTAGAAAAAATGAAAGGTTAGATGTAACTGGTCAAGAAGGATTAATAAAAAATATGTCTGTTGAAGATAAAGCAGACTTAATTATGAAGTCTACACCAGATGAAATACAAAGGTATAAAAGATTAGGTATAATAACATCATCAGTTAGAAAAGAAATCAGAAGTAGGAGCAATAGGTAATGCCAAAAAATTCTGTACTCAAACGAATAGGTGTATCAGGTTATAACAAACCAAAGCGTACACCTAATCACCCGAAAAAATCTCATGTCGTTGTAGCTAAACAGGGCGACAAAGTTAAGACTATTAGGTTTGGTGAGCAAGGTGCTAAGACTGCTGGTAAGCCTAAAGCTGGTGAGTCTGATAGAATGAAAGCTAAACGCAAGTCATTCAAAGCTAGGCATGGTAGAAATATAGCAAAAGGTAAAATGTCAGCAGCTTATTGGGCTAATAAAGTTAAATGGTAAGCTATTGGTGGAAACTTTGGTGCAAGGCATTAGGTAACAAAGCATTTAAAGATAATAAAAAATCAGACAAGGTTGCATTAATTAGAACCTTTTGGGTTTTGTTAAACATGGCAACTTGTATAGCTATTATAGCTAACTGCATACACCAGTGGTAAGATAAGGAGCTTATATGTCTAAAGCAATACCCACAAAGCCAGCTCTATGGTCACGAGCTAAGAGCGAGGCTAAGAAAAAGTTTAAAGTTTATCCATCAGCATACGCTAATGCTTGGGCTGCTAAGTGGTACAAGGGTAAAGGTGGTGGCTGGAAAGGTGGTAACAATAAGGTGAAAAAGAAAAATGCCAGCAAAAAGTAAATCTAAAAAGGGTGGATTAGGTAAGTGGTTTGGTGAACAGTGGGTTGATGTTAAAACTGGTAAGCCTTGTGGTCGTAAGAAGGGATCAAAAAGACCTTACCCTGCTTGTAGACCTAAGAAGGTTGCATCAAAGATAACTAAAGCTGAAGCTAAGAAAAAGACTAGCTCTAAAAGAGTTAAGTGGTCAACAACAGCCAGTGGTAGGAAGAGAAAGAAGTCATGAGAAACAAAAAACATTATAAAAAGAATGGTAAGTTGTACACAGGTAAGACTCATAAACATAATGGTAGGTTAATGACAGGTGCTAAACATACTGCTAGTAGTGAATATTTAACACACACTAAACCAAAAAGGAGTGCTTAATGAAAAAGAAAAAAGTAAGAAAACCAAGTTACTAAAAAAGAGAGGGGCAATTAAGCCCCCTATTTTTTTATAAGTCTAAATCTTCAGTGTCTGTCCACACAAACACAGGTGTTTGCTTACCTACATATGCACCTAGTGTATTAAACTCAAAGAACTCCAGTGCATCTTCGTAGTTCATACCATCACGAGTCATAAAAACATCAATACATTTCTCGCAGGAATAGACTAATACTTTACCTTCTGCACCCCATAACATAGTTGTACCAATCACAGCTTCATCAAGTCCGTCTGCTTTTAACATACTATGCTCCTATGTCTACAATCTCACAGCTATCACCTGAACAGGCTAAAGTCTGTGAACCAACAGTAGTATCTTCTACTTCATACTCAGATAGTTTCTCCCAATCAATATCTTTAGGCATCAACTTATTAAGTTCTTTGTATTCGTCTTGTTCTATCTCTTGGTAAGGTGCTTGTTTGTAAGAGTGGTCACTGTGAGGAAGGAATGATACACCACTCATCTCATCAAAGTGTTTAAACACCCATGCTCCTACCTCCAACCACTCATGTTCTCGTACAGTAATAGTAACTGAAGGCTTATGTTCACACCAATGTCTTTGATACATCAACCAGACTTCTAGTTGTTCAATAGCATTTAAATCATCTCTGGTTACAGCCCCTCTAGGTGCTTTAGTAGGAAAGCTAAACACAGTAGTAGTGTCAGGCTTCATAACACAAGGTTCGGCTGGTACACCACTATCTATTAAGAATCTTGTGAGGGGGTCTTTGTTGTCACCTCTAACCGTCCGTATATAAAACTGGCTATGTCTAGTATGAATGCCGCTAGAAGCATCAACAAGTTGGCTAACAGTACCGCTGGGCTTAACACAAGTAATAGCAGCAGATTGTGGAATCCCCAATCTTTTACTAAACTCTTTATTAGTTTGTATAGAAACATCTCTTAGTTGCTCCAATATTTCTTTAGCATCTTTACCTGTAGATACTAACTTGTTATCCATAATCCCTGTCATACTAACACCAAGCAATCTTTCTTCTTCTGTATTTCGTTGCCATATTTTTCTTAGGTAAGGGAACTTAGTATAGGTAGCTTGTATTGTACCTAAGATAGTAGCTAGTCTTGTCTTATTAGTTAAGGTGTCAAGGTCATCATCATTCCTAACTACAACCTCTGTTAAATTGCAAAACTCGTTTGGTCGTAGCACTATCTCGCTGCAAGGATTTGTCCCAAACTCATGGTCAACCTCTCGTCTACCATTCTTAGCTGCTTGCTTCTTAGATGCAACCCTAGAAAAGATACCACGCTCACCAGACTTAGACTCTACAAGAGCAGTCCACTCACGCAAGAAGGTTTCCATATCTGGCTTTTCTGTGTAAGCAACACTGTTATTTGATAATGCCCTTTGAGGATCTAAGACAAACCAATCACCTGATTTAGCATGACGCATTCTATCATCAGATAGATTAGACAAGGAGATCATAGCTGACCTTCTAACACCACCTACTACCACTACTTCTCCAATCTTACACATCAAGTCATGAGATTGAATACTAGATAGCTTCTTACCTTTAGCTGCTACAAATGTTTCACAAGTAAATCTAAACAAATCCTCTAGTGGTTCAGCACCAGATGCTCTACCACCAAATGTTTTTAACTTAGCACCTGCTGGTCTTACTTTGTGTGTATCCCATTTTGGTATTTCACCTGCATACAACAGCGAGATTAGCTGTCTAAGGGCTTTAGCCCACCCTTCTTTACTATCACTAACCACTATAGTAGTATCGCTCTTGTATAGCTCATCAGGGACTTCTGGTAGCTTACTAATGTACTGACGCTCAACACTGAAACCTACACCAGTGCCACACAAAAGAATGAACATTGCTTCATCAAAACATTTAGGGTCATCTACTGCTAAGTAGCTACAGTTGTAAGCACAAGTGTTATCTCGTTCCATTGCTGCACCAGCGGTCATCATTGCCCTCATACTTGGCATAACATTTAGATTGTAGATTGCATCTTCTAATTGCTTGTAAGTATCTTTACTTACTTTATCAGATACAACATTCTGCATATATCTATCAACTGTTTCCTTCCAAGTTTCCCTTCTGTTTAGTTCTGGTATCCATCTTGCATATCTTGACAGGGCTATGTACTGTTGGTACTGGTTCATTTTTCGTACTCCGTATAGTCGTTTTCAATAATTTTATCTATGTAATGTTTAGCTTTCTTTAAATCTTCTAAGCCATTTTTCTCTTTGTATCTTGATACATACTTAACTACATTACCTTGGAAATAATCTAGTTTGTTAGCAGCAATAAAATCCCAAACTTGTATAGGTAGTTTTCTATAATGGTCACCACCCCACTGGAAGTTGCTAACACCCTTAACAATTTTAGTCATCTTATCCTCCGTATTTATTTTTTAAGTAATCTATTGATACAGGTAATTCGTCAAAACTACCATTCTTTACTTCATTTAATAACCAAATACCTTTCCAAGAACTGTTACCTTGATTACCTAAGTATCCTTCATCATGTTGAGTAAACATACCAGCAAATATACTGGTTAGTCTTACGTTATCTGCTCGTTTACCATAAGCTATATCCCTATCTTGTACATGACCCATTACACAACTCATCATCTTCTTAGTTAGCATAGCTCTAGCTGAAGATACAGGTCTACCCATAACACCAGAGGTAAAGAAGTGAGCAAATGCTACACCCTCTATAACAACAGGCTCTAAGTAATCAGCTACTTCCCAATCATCTAAGTTAAGATCAGAGTAACCAATGCAATCTTCAAGCACAGCATCATTCTCAATACACCTTTCAATTCTTTGCTCGTGGTTGCCAATAGTAAATACCATTCTAGGCTTCCATTGTTTCTTCTTATTTATTTTTAACCTAAGACGCTCTGTCTTGATAGGCTCTAATAATAAGTCCATAGCTAAATTACCAGCCTCTATATCTTTCTTATACCTACGTCCTTCAAATGATTTCTTACCTTTGTCATAAGAGCATAGGCTTTCCATATCCCAATGATCTCCTAAGTGTACTATCACATCTGGTTTTTTATCTGCTATGTACTTACCAGCATAAAGCAAATGGTCGAGTGGTACGTCAGGTTTTACTTGGGTGTCTGGAATAATTGCTATCTTCATGATATTTCTCCTTTAATTAATAATCGTACATATCTCTTAGTGCATCATCTCTTGCTATAGCCTCTTCAATGGAAAGTATGTCATCATCAAAGTCTAACTCTTTCCTTTCATAATCTTCATCAGAAACACAACTAAGCATATCTTCTGTAATAAGCCCTTTACTTTTAAGACTATTGATAAGGTCTATGACTTCATAGCTTGATACCACTACACCATCTATACAAGACTGACACTCCCTAGTGTAGTCTACTGTAACAAACTCTGGGTTATGAGTCCCACAAAACAAACAGAACATAACCTCTTCTTTTTGCATGGCTACTTTCTCCCCTTAATCCAACTTAGTGGTACAGATGTACCAAAAGCAAACTTAATATTATGGTCGTTACACCAATCTGAATACTTCTTTCTTTTCTTTTTAGTACACCATTGATCTCTCATAAACAACATACGAATATCTAAATTTGGATTTGCTTCTTTGGTAGCTAACATCTTTGTTCTATCGGAACTTACAAACCTCCCTTTAGCCTCGATAATAAGTGAACCTATTATAAAGTCAGGTATATAAGTCTTACTAACAAACACTATACCAGACGTACATAAACTACACTTTCCTTTTTTACTGATAAAGTAAGGTAACTTAATAGTTTCATAATCAAACTTAATGTTTCTATCTGTCAGGTCTTTAGCTATATTAGCTTCGTATTTACTTCTGTATTTGTT